GGATCTGGCGAAAAATGGCTGAAAATATCAGAGAAAGCTCCAGTGAAAGTGTCAGTAAATCCGCTAAACATACCTTCTCCTTCTGGCTTATATTCTTCCATATCCGGTCGCTTCGACGGATCTAGACTTGCCGCATATGCTTTTTGCTCTTGTGTCTGTCCCTGTTCTGCATTTCCATAGTTAATTTTTTCTGATCCAAAAATTCCATTATCATCATATGTTGCTGTTATCCCCATCTTCTTTGCGTTTAACAAGTCCGTTATCTGCTTTTGATCTTCATCATCCCAGACTTGATAATCAAGGAGTGCTTGTAAACTTTTTTCATCTAATAATGAAAGTTTCTCTAAATCTTCTATATCTCCTTGTCCAAAGCCAACATCAACGGCTCCAGAATCTTCGGCCGCATCTGCCAGTGCCTCTTGTTCTTCTGTCCATACTTTCTTATTCGCTACTTGTTCTTCACCAGTCCAAGCGGCAACTCCCTTATTAATTCCTTGATCGAGTAAAGATGTTTGCCATTTCTCTTTATTACCCAACATATCGGCTTCTTGAAATGCAAAATCTGCACCTGATCCTTCCATAAATCCTTTTCCACTTCCTAATCCGGTTGCCTGCTGTCCCTGTTCTGCTATCCAATCGGCACCACCAACGGCTAAATTTCCAACTTCTAATACCATATTACCAAGTGACTCAAAGAGTCCTTGGCCTTGATGCATTTTTGAAAGAATGTCTAATGGAGCTAGAACTTTAGCAACTCTAGAAGCACCAGTTGCGGCTTTTCTGATAACAGTAGAAACTAATTTAACAGTTTCACTAGCGGATCCCGCAAGTGCCTTGCCACCGGCACTGACGACCTTCAGGCTCTTGTTGTTGCTCGCTCCTAATTTGTTGACGGCTACATTTCCAGTTTTGACTGCAATATCTTTAGCCCCACCCACAACTTTTTTCACTAAAGAAGGTCCTTCAGGCGGTGTAACTTTTTGAAATCGTTTTGCAATTGAATTAGGAGCATTACCTTTACCTACACCTACTGTAGTGGGTACAACTTTGGCGGTTCTGAGACCTTTGACCAAGTTTGTTGTTGCTTTAGGAATATTTTTTATCCCATCACCAATCTTCTCCAATTTAGAGACAACTGGTTTTATATTAGTTTTTATATTAGTTGCTTTTACACCTTTTCCTAATGAAGAAGATACGTCCGTAACACCATCTGCAACTTTACCTAATTTTGTACTTTTTGCAGCCGTAGTGCTTACGTCTGTGACAGCATCTCCAACTGCACCTAATTTTGTCGCTTTTGCAGTAGTAGTGCTTATGTCCGTAACACCATCTGCAACTTTACCTAATTTTGTCGCTTTTGCAGTAGTCTTTGTAAGATCCGCAACTTCATCAATTTTGCCGGCCACATTCTTTGCATTTTTACCTAAGCCTTTTGCTAACTTCGCGGCTCTCGCGGCATCATCACCTTTCGTGCTTAGTCCGAGCATATTTTTCATTGCCGCCCAACCACCAGTAAGTCCCGCAAGTCCCATTAGATATTTACCTCCAAATCTCCAGAGCATATCCATCAGACCGCCTCCCTTCTTCTTTTTCTTCTTGTCGGGTTTCATTCCACCACGTCCGCCCATTTTGAGTTTACTGGTTTTAGCATCTCTTCGGTCTTCTAGCGCCATTCTCGCCGCTTTGATTTCTCTTGCTTCCCTCCGTCTGTCAAAATCAAGTTCATCTCTTTCAATTCCAATAAGTTCTGCAAATTGATCAGACTGCACTGGCATTGGTTCACCATCCAGCATTGTCTCCATAGAAACGTTAGGAGAACCATTAATATCTGGTGCGGATTCAGCACCTATAGATTCTGTCTCAATTGATGGAGCGCCTTCACCCTGGTCTGTAAGTCTTTCCAAGAAAGGAGGCGAATGTATTCCTAAACCTTCTATTAAAAGATCAGCGTGTTCTGTTGATTGCTCCCTTATTGCCTGATCTATTAGTAAACCTTTTTTTAAAATTTCATTAGTATCTAAAGTTGTAATATATAAATCTTCTATTACGGATACTATGTCTTCACCACCAAAACCGGCACCTCCTCCGGCTCCGCCAGAGTTTTGTCCAGCATCTTGTGGCGAAACTGTAGGGGAGTTAGACGCATCTTCCGTTGCTTTTACAACCGCATCAGATTCCCACTTAATGTTAGCTTGATATGCAGATTCCTCGTCTTTGAGTCTCTTTCTATCTAACGCTTCCTGTCTTTTTTGATTACCCCAAAACCATTCTTGTTCTGTTGTGTGGCCGGCAACTCTATCTGCATTAGCTTTTTTCTTTCCAGCGTGGTCAATGCCGACTATAGCATCTCCTTCGGCTATTTGTCGTTGATTTTGTTCTTTTAATGCTTCAGCGTGGGCCTCATCAATATCATTAATTCTGTGACGCCCGTGGATTCCATCTTTAATCGCTTGGAGCATACTACCGCTTGCACGGGCGTGGTTCTCGGCCAGCATTACTTCATCATTGAATATTTCCTCTCTCTTTTCCTTCTTTAATCTTGCCTGTCTTTTCTCATACATTGCTTCGGTCTTAGCCTCTTTAGACCCCAAACCTACCTTCGCAAGTTTCTTATTAACTGCGCCGAGGCCTCCACCAACGACAGTTTTCACCGCCATCAATTTAGCAAAACCTTCCATTGTTGATTGTGCTGGCATTTTAATTCATCCAAACGGGTTTATCAACCTCTTCAGGAGGTTTGATAGAAAAACTCGTAGAACATCCACACGTTGAGACTGCTCTAGGGTTTTCAAAACGAGGACCAGGAGCAGATAGGTCTTGTGACCAATCTATCTCTAATCCATCTACTACTATATGACTCTTACGGTCTATTACTATGGGTAGACCTTTTGATTCAAACATTAAATCTTTCTTTGCAGGTTTTCCAAATGTTAGAGAATATTCATAACCAGCACATCCACCACCTTTAACGGCTACTCGGAGTGGTACATCTTCAGACAATTCTTCATCCTCTCGAATTCTCTTAAAGTTTTTCGCGGCTATATCTGTTAGACTAATCATTTTTTGGCCTGTTGTTCTATTTCACCTGTAGCCATCATCCTTTTCAATTTAGTTTTTGTCTGGTTTAATATAACAAAACTATTTGACATTGGATTTATTGAGGCTTTTGTTGCTACATCAGTATAAAGTGTTTTTTGCTTGTTGGTGAGATTTGCTCCTCGATTCATTCTTTTAACAATTGTTTTCACCTCGTTAATCTCTTTTTGCGAAATTAATTTCGTCTGTTTCAATAACATTATGAATCTATTTACATTTATCTCTACTACCTTAGCTTTTTCTACTGGCATTATCTTCTTTTCATATTATCGTGTCTGTCTTTTTCTTCTTCAAGCCAGTCCGCTAAAAGTTTAACGTAAATATCCCTTTCATACGGAAGCATATTCTCTAAATCATATAAACTATAATTGTGATGTTGCATAAGTTGAAAGTTGGTCCTGTAATGATTTGCCAACGTATCGTAACTTATGCAAAGCCGAAAAAATCTTCCAGCCCCTCCAACACGACTGGCTCTTTATGACCACATTTTGAACACTTATAGTCAATCTCGTGTTTTAATCGTGGTTGATTTGCAAAAAATTCTTTGATTTTATCAAAGGCATCTTCTGTTAAATTCTCTACAAATGTAACTAACTCACCCTTTGATGTTTCTTTACCTTTATAAATATTCTCGGTATCAAATACAAAGTCTATTGAATCGACAATAATTTTAAACATCTTTTCGATGCTATCAGTCTCGTTATCGTGGACTTTCATTTCTTCAGTAGACATATACTTTAATTGAAATCCAATATCATCCTTTACCATTATTTTTGAGTAATCTTTCTCTGGAAAATCAATTTCAATTTCATCAATTCTAATTGAATATTTCTCTACGTGTCCACAAGTCTTTCCGTCTTTTCCTACTTGATTACAAGTGAATGATGGCTCAATCGATTCGCCGCGACTCTTTGCTCTAATATTTAAAAAGAGATAATCAATATCAAATGCTGGTAATTTATTTCCATCTATTTTTCCATCAGTACAGTTAGTGATGATTCTTAAAATTACATCTCTTACTACTCTCTGAAACTCATCTCCCTTTAATTCTTTTGCTCCTTCCATTGCTGTTAAAAGAATCTTTTCTTCTTTCACCAGAAATGGTCTGTAGGAAACAGTCTGGTTTTTGTCTGATGGTAATTTTAAATTATATATCGGTGTTTCTATTTTTGGTAATGCCATAATATTATCTCCTATTAACAATTATATTATCAATGCAGGGAATAAACGTTTATTCCCCTTATCTTTCGTGCGGATCGGGCTAAAAGGCTTTTCCTGTAACAGTCTCGTCTGAATCAGCCCACCATCCACCACCTGGATCAATATGATTCCAATCTTTATATGCCCAAGTTACAGTAAAAGTTGCCACTTCTCCATCACTGCCCCAAATATATTCTATTGGTCCAACATTTGTTGGATATGCTTCTATTAAAACGACATTCGCAATAGCGCCACCTTGTCTATCAAGTGGAATGATGTGAACTTGTCCAACATAATCCTTATAATAACTTAAGGTATATACTTGTCTATGTTTCCTTGGAGAACCTAAAGATGTTCCAGTAGCGTGTTTAACTTGTCCTATAATCGCAGACATCCAACCATCAAAAAATCTATGTTCGTGATAATCTTCTCCACACATAAATGTCATAGACGTTGTGTCCACAATCAAATCATTTGCTATTTTCATAATAGGTCCAAAACGCTTATAATCTATTGTACCTATAGTTTTACCAGGTATTGATACTTGTTTTGCTTTATATGAAAGAGATTTGGTGCCGCCTTTTTCAAAATCTGCCCCATTATAAAATTTTCCTAAGTATTCGCCACTGCCGGTGGCGCCCATTCCTTTGTGTCCTTGGGGCATATAGATTTCGATAGAATACATATTATTTCTAGCGAGATCACCTTCTTTACCTAATACTTCGTTAAAATCTGATACGTTCATTATTTACTCCAAACTGATTTAGCAGAGGCACCGACAAATTTTTGATATGGTAGAAATATTGCATTCTCCCACTCATTTGGTGGTGCTTCTAATAGACTTGTTTTTACGTGTCCGTATAAGTATTTATGTAGCATTTTGTCTGCATTCTTAATATTTCGTACTACATCCCAAGTCATCTCAAATCTTGCTTTGTCTGTCATATCTTCGACTTCGCCACCTTGAGTAGCAAATTTCATTATTTTTGTCAGAAATTTCATTCTTTCTACAGGATATAAATAATGAAAGTTGAGTCCCATAAAGCCATCCTTATACACATCAAGCACAATAATAAGAGGAAATTTATCCCAATAAGGTAGAATTTTTTTGTATTTGGCGTCATATCCAAACGTAAATATTTTTCCTGGTTTCAGGACAGCTTTCTTTTTGAATCCTTTTGCAGAATCGCCCACTTTCTGCTTAAACCACGCTATCGATTTCTTTGCTTGTTTCGCCTTTGAAATCTTCTTAGTACCTTCTGTGAGATGGACTAATTTCTTTGCAACTTTTACGGCCATATTACTTCACCAAATGATCTTCTGTTAGTATTTTAAATTGCCACTTCCTATCATCACAAAATTCTCTAGCCATTTCAAACTTTGCTTCATTCACTTTCCACGTCTTCAACGCTCTTAAATAACGATATTTAGACTTAGCGGTCTTC